ATGGAGCTGTTCAGCCCCGACGAAGCACTCAACAAGATCATTTCGCACGTTGACGCCAAGTATCAGCCGTATTTGCGTACTGGCGCTACCAGCGTAAAAGAAGTTGTTGATGCGTACCGGTCGCCGCAAGGTGTTGTGCCTGCGTTTGTGGAGGCGTTGCCACAAGCCCAAATTGACGAGTTGGTTCGTATCCGCAATTCGGTGTTGAGTGGCGACAATCTGGCGCAAACGTCGCAGTCGCTCGGCAATTTTGTCTCAGGTATTTCTCGGACTGCGTCAATGACGCAGATTAGAGAAGCGTTGGACGGGGTCCGTTATGTCGAGCCGGCAGGCGCTACTGATCCGATGGGCAGAGACCAAGAGCCTGCTCCTCCTGCCCCGGAGGCTGCGGGCATGGCGGAGGTTACGCAGGCAGTGCCCGAGCGTGCCCGGACAGCACAAGAAATCATCCAAAGTTACATTGACCGAGGGATGTCTGCGATTGAGGCACGCCGAGAGTTTGAGCGGGTCACCGGACAAGTTGCGCCAGTAGTTAGTGACGACGAAGAAGACGGTGAGCCTACCGGTGATGCAGGGGAACCGTCTGCTGAGGCTGATACCGGTGTCCCAGAAGATTTTGAGGCTGCTGCCGCACAGATTTACGGTGGCTACTACGCCATCGTCAAGCAAAACCAGGAGATCGCCAGTCTGCTGTTGCTTGCTACCGAACAGGGATGGGACGAATCAAAGTTCAAGTATGAGCTAGAGCAGACAAACTGGTGGAAAGACACGACGGGCGCAGCCCGAGAGTTCTCTATCCGTGAACAGCGTGACCCTGCCACCGTTGCCAGTGAGATCAACAACAAAGCCGCTGAACTACAGGCGTTCGGCGTCCAAGTCGGGTTGACCCCTGGTTCGGTCGATTACAACCAGATTGCCCGTGACTCTTTGCGGTTCGGATGGGGCGACCAAGTCACCCAGAACGCATTGAATTATCGTGCCACGCAGAGCAATGCGGGCCGATACAGCCTGCTGAACGGCTACTACGGCGACAAGGTTCGTGACCTGATGCGCGACTACGGTCAAAGCCTGCCAAACGAGACGTTGCAAATCTATGTCAACGATCTCGCTACCGGCGCACAGTCGTTGGAAACATTGAAGTTGGAAGCGGAGGAAGCCGCCAAAGCCATGTTCCCCAGCATCGCTGACCGGATTGCTAATGGACAGACTGTCGCTCAGATCGCCCAACCCTACCGAAACACTGCGGCAGCCATTCTCGAAGTCGACCCCAACTCCATCGACTTCACTAGTTCAGAATGGGCTAAAGCATTTACCGTGCAGAACAACGACGGTAGCCAGCGCACTATGAACTTCAACGAGTGGGGCGACTATCTGCGTACCAACCGCCAGTTCGGCTACGAGTACACGACGCAAGCGAAGCAACGTGCATACCAGGTCGCCAACCAGCTTGCTGATCTGTTTGGGAAGGCATGACAATGGCCGAAGAAGACATGATTACTGCCGACCAGTTGGCCGATCTTCAAAAGGAAAACGCCAACATCAGGGCGCAACTTGACGATATCACGACGCAGAACGCTGTGGCCGAGGCGCGGGCACAAGCCCAATTTAGACAGGATCAAGAGTCGGCATACACGATTATTGGGAATATTCTGGCAGAATACGATCTGCAAGAACTTGGCCCATTTGTCAACCGCATGGTGTTTGAGGAAAACGTCATCGACACCAACATCATCATCGGTGAAATCCGCCAACAGGATGTTTACAAGAAACGATTTGCTGGGAATATTGCGCGGCGCAACGCTGGGCTGAACGTGCTGTCCGAAGGCGAATACATCGCAATGGAAAACGCTTACCGCCAGTTGATGCGTCAGTCCGGCCTCCCCGTCGGTTTCTACGACGCCAACGACGACTTCACCAACCTAATCGCCAACGACGTGTCCATTGCAGAATTGTCAGAGCGAGTCAACCAAGGATACGAAGCTGTGATGAACGCCGATCCGGCAGTCGTATCAGAGATGCGTCGCCTGTACAACATCGGTGATGGCGAACTCGCCGCGTATTTCCTCGATCCCGAGAAAGCAACCCCAACATTGTTGCAACAGGCGCGTTCCGCCCAGATCGCCGGTCAAGCGGTTCTACAGGCGGAGATGCAGTTGACAGAAGATCAGGCTCGCCAGTTGGCTCAGGCCGGTGTCACGGCCGAGCAGGCACGCTCTGGGTTCGGGGCTATCGCCCAAGCCGAGGAACTGTTTGGTGCCCTTCCCGGTCAGACTGGCGAGGACATCAGCCAAGCGGAGCAGGTGGCTGGCGTGTTCGGCACTTCCGCTGCCGCCCAGCAACGCATCCGTCAACGGACCCGTGAACGTCAAGCCGAGTTCGAAGCCGGCGGCGGATTCGCCGCGCAAGGGTCACAGGTCACCGGACTCACCTGATTCTGCTACACTTTTGTCGATGCCCAGATAGGGCAGGAACCCCCAGACGGGGAGACATAGCAGCACCGACATCTGCCTCCGGGTGTTGGTTGGGCGAAGGAGTGTACAACTGAATATGGACAGCGAACTCGATCACGACGAGGAAACCGGCCGCAACCCCCTGCGAGACAGGATGAAGCAGCTGGAATCCGAGAACGCTGAGCTGAAGGCCAGAGCCGATGAGGCTTCCGCCGCAGCCCGAGAGTTGGCTTTTGTGAAGGCCGGAGTTGATCCGACCCTTCCGATTGCCAAATACTTTATGAAGGGTTACGACGGGGAACTCACTGCTGAGGCAATCAGGGAAGCAGCCATCGAGGCCCAAATCGTCCGAGACACGCAGAAAGAGCAGGTTGCTCAGGAAGCGGGCGCATGGAACCGGTCTAATCAGGCCGCAGCAGGCGCGTCGGACGAACCAGAAATGGATTGGGTGACCCGCATCAACCAGGCTAAGTCAAGCCAAGAGGTTGAGGCGTTGCTGTCCCAAGCAAAAACCGCCCAGCCCTGACATAACAAGTCGGGGCACCAAACCTTTGGAGAACCCCAATGGCTTACACCACCACCTCATCCCTTTCCGTCGACCAGGCGGCATTTGATCGGCTCGCGTACTTCGCGCTCCGGTCGGAGCTTCTGTTCGACGCCGCCGCCGATGTGATGCCGACCCAGCAGGCGATGCCTGGTTCGTCGGTCACCTTCACGATCTTCAACGATCTGGCGGCCGCCACCTCGGCTCTCACCGAGGATTCCGATGTCACCGCCGTGGCGATGTCTGATAGTCAGGTCACCGTCAGCCTGGCAGAGTACGGAAACGCCGTCCTCACAACTGCCAAGCTCCGTGGGACCTCGTTCCTTGACGTGGACACCGTCGCTGCCAACGTCGTCGGCTACAACGCCGGCATCTCCATCGACAGCGTCGTCCGCGACGTTCTCGCTGGCGGCACCAACGTCGTCTACGGCGGCGGCGGAGCGACCACCCCGACCTCGCGCACCACGGTTGCCGTCGAGGACGAGATTGAGGCGAACGATGTCCGCAAGGTCACCGCTCAGCTTCGTGGCGACAACGTCCCCACCTTCAACGGCCTGTACATGGGCTTCATCCACCCTGACGTGTCCTACGACCTCCGGTCGGAGACGGGCGCGGCCGCGTGGCGTGACCCGCATGTGTACGTCGACACCGACATGATCTACAACGGTGAGATTGGCGCCTTTGAGGGTGTCCGTTTCATTGAGACGCCGCGCGCCAAGGTGTTTGAGGACGCCTCGGACGGCTCCGGGTCGGCCGGTGACATCGACGTGTACTGCACGCACATCATGGGCCGTCAGGCTCTCGCCAAGGCTCACTCCATCGTTGACGGCAACGGCCCCGTGCCGAAGATCGTCCGTGGTCCCATCGTGGACACGTTGGAGCGCTTCCAGCCGGTCGGCTGGTACTGGCTCGGTGGCTATGGCCGGTTCCGTGAGGCTTCGCTTCGCCGGATCGAGTCGTCGTCGAGCATCGGCGCCAACAGCTGATTCCAGCTCCCCTAGCGTCAGCCCCCCGTTTCGGCGGGGGGCTTTCGCTTTTCTGGTGTTGTATAATGCTGATACCAGTTCGCCTACCCTGAGGTGTTTTCGATGAGTATTTCTAACTATCTGGAAGATCAGCTTCTGGACACGTTGCGGAACGGGTCGTTTGCTGTGGCGAACGTCTATTTGCAGTTGCATACGGGTGATCCTGGTGAGGATGGTACGGCGAATGCGGCGTCGGAGACTTCTCGTCAGGCTGCGACGTTTGCTGCGGCTTCGGGTGGTTCGATGGCGACTTCGGCTACTGCGGAGTGGACGAGTGTTGCGGCGACTGAGACGTATTCGCATTGGTCGTTGTGGGATGCGGCGTCGGCCGGTAATTGCCTGTGGTCTGGTGCTTTGTCGGCGTCGGCTGCTGTGGTTGCGGGTGACACGTTCCAGATCACTAGCCTCACGTTGACTTTGGACTGAGTCTGTGGCGACGAATTTTCCTACGTCGCTTGACTCGTTGACGAATCCGACTTCTTCGGATTCGTTGAATTCGCCTTCTCATTCGGCTCAGCATGCGAATGTGAATGATGCTGTTGAAGCCCTTCAGGCGAAGGTGGGTGCGGATTCGTCGGCTGTTACGTCGTCGTTGGATTATAAGGTTGCCCAGTTGGAGGCGATCAGTCACGGCAAGATTTTGCAGGTCGTTTCCACCACCAAGACCGACACCTTTTCGGCGAGCATTGGAGCAGGTGCAGACACCGCAATTACGGGACTGTCAGCGACGATCACCCCGACCTCAGCGACCTCCAAAATCCTCGTCATGTTCCAGTCGGCAGGAGCACGAGCGGGTGATTTTCCCTTACACTTCGTGCGGTTGTACCGTGGCGCAACAGAAATCGGATCGGGTGCCACCGCCTCAAACCGAACCTCTGTCATTCAGGCATCCGGCATTGCGGCGGCGGACACTACGGCGATCGGACCGGTTTCCGGTCATTTCTTGGACAGCCCAGCCACGACCAGCGCAACAACCTATGCGCTTCACCTTGCGAACGTTAACGACTCTACAGGCACGTACTACGTGAACAGGTCAGAAGACGACATAGACGCCGCAAACTTCCCGCGAACCAGTGCCAGCATTACTGTCATGGAGGTGTCAGCATGACCGACTACGCCGCCGTACTGACCGCTAACTATCCGGACGCTCAATGGACGCTTGATGGTGACACCTATGACGGGCTGATATGGCTAAGTGATAGCCCGAAGCCGTCGCAGGCTGAGTTGGATGCCGCATGGCCCGCCGTCCAACAGGCACAAGCCGACGCTGTGGCCGACAAAGAAGCCGCCCGTCAGTCCGCTATCAGCAAACTTGCTGCGCTAGGACTAACCGTTGACGAAATCAGTGCCGCTTTCGGATTGGACAGCTAATGGCTACGAATTTTCCTGCATCGCTCGACACGCTCACCAACCCGTCGGCTACCGACACTCTGGATTCGCCGCCGCATGACGAGCAGCACGCTGATGCTAATGATGCGATTGAGGCGTTGCAGGCGAAGGTTGGTATCAACAGCTCGGCTGATACGAACTCGCTCGATTACAAAGTGAACAATATTACGCCGCCGTATCCGGTGGTGTTTATGCTGATGGGAGCCTGACATGGCAACTGCGTATAAGGTTTTGGGCCAGGTGGCTCCGTCTGCAACTACTGCGACTGCGGTGTATACGGTGCCGTCTGCTACTGAGGCGGTGGTGTCGTCGGTGACGGTGTGTAATCGTGCCGGTACTGCTGGTACGTTTCGTCTGTCGGTTCGTCCTGATGGTGCGGCTCTGGCTAACCAACATTACGTCGTGTACGACACTTCGATTTCTGCTAACGACACGGTGATTTTGACTATTGGTTTGACGTTGGATGCTGCTGACGTACTGGAGGCGTATGCGTCGTCGGCCGATATGTCATTCAACGCCTACGGATCAGAGATTTCGTAAGTTATGGCGATTACTTCGGCGGCAAGGTCGGGTTTGTCCGCAGACGCAAAGTATCGCCAGTTGAATAAGGCTGGCATTGTTTCGCTTCGTGTGGAGTATTTGATTGTTGCCGGTGGCGGAGGCGGGGGTAAAGGTTCTCAACAAGAGAATTATGCTGAGACAGGCGGTGGCGGTGGTGCTGGCGGTTACTTGAACTCGTTTGATTCAGAATCATCTGGCGGGGTTAGCCCGACAGCATCAAAGTTGGATTTAGCGGTCGGAACTTCATATGAGGTTTCTGTTGCTGGTGGCGGTAGCGGTGCCACCGTAGACGGAAATGATGGGAGTAACGGCGGTTCGTCGCAGTTTGCGACCGTTTACGCTACAGGTGGTGGCGGTGGTGGAGGAACAAGATCAGGATATGTCGGTAACGGTAAATCCGGTGGTTCTGGCGGTGGCGCTTGCAATTTGAACAGTAACCCCGGTTCACCTAAACCAAATCAGGGTTTTGCTGGCGGCAATAACGCTGGTGGTGGCGGCGGGGCCGGTGCCGCTGGCTCTAACGGTACTGGCGGTGACGGCGGTAACGGTTTGTCATCTTTGATTACCGGTTCGTCTGTGGCAAGGGCCGGTGGGGGCGGGGGTTCAAGATACGGTTCCACTAATGGCGGTGATGGCGGCACGGGTGGCGGAGGGAACGGCAGTGAGCATACCGGACGAGTAAGCACGGCTGGCACCGCTAACACGGGCGGCGGCGGAGGAGGAGGAAACCATAACAAGAACGCTTCCAATGGTGGTTCTGGCGTTGTGATTATTCGTTATCCTGCTGTATATACGATTACTGTGGGGGTTGGATTGACTAGTTCCACTTCTTCTGTTGGCTCGGACAGCGTGACGGTTGTTACTGCCGGTACGGGCACCGTGAGTTGGGCGGTGGCGTAATGGCCCACTACGCTTTTCTCGACGATGGCAACATTGTCGTAGACGTAATTGTTGGTCGCAACGAGGACGAGGTTGTTGACGGCATCTCCGATTGGGAAACCTATTACGGCGAGTTTCGGGGTCAGCGTTGTGTCCGCACCTCATACAACGGCAACATTCGCAAGAATTATGCTGGGATTGGCTACCGGTACGACGACACCCTCGACGCTTTCATCCCACCCCAGCCATACCCGTCATGGGTGCTAAACGAAACGACCTGCCTGTGGGATGCGCCGGTCGCCTACCCTGATGACGGCCTGCTGTACAATTGGGATGAAGCTTCACAATCTTGGCAGGAAGTAACCGATGGCTAGCAGTTTTCCTTCGTCGCTCGACAGCTTTACGAATCCGTCGTCTACTGACGCTATGGATTCTGTGTCGGTGCCTCATGCTGGTCAGCATGCGGATTTGAATGATGCTGTCGAGGCGTTGCAGGCGAAGGTTGGTGCCGATTCGTCTGCGGTGACGACCAGTATTGATTATCAGTTGAATACTGGTTATCGGTATCATTCGACGGTGTATTTCACTTCTTCGGGGACGTTTACGAAGGCTTCGTATCCGTGGCTCCGTGCGATCAAAGTGACTGTCGTTGGCGGTGGTGGTGGCGGCGGCGGTGCCGAGGCAACTGGTGCCGGTGAATCTGCTGAAGGTGCCGGTGGTGCTGGTGGCGGCTACGCGATCAAGTTCATCACCGACATTGCTGGCCTGTCAGCGTCGGAAACGGTGACGGTGGGCGCTGGCGGTAGCGGTGCCGCGGCAGGGAACGGTAATGGCTCAGACGGAGGCACTACGTCGGCATTTGGTCTGACTGGCGGGTTTGGATCCAGAGGTGACGGTGGGGACGCGACCGGCACAGCCGGTTATGCGTTCGGACGATCAAGCACCTCTGGGACTGGTGGAGACATCAATGGCCATGGCGACTATGGCGGAGCAGGAATCGTTGTTGACGGAAGCATTAGCCGTGTTGGTCTAAATAATCATGGTGGAGGCACGATCATTACTGGTGTCATCAATGTCGCCCAATCAGCCACCGATGGGACTGCTGCCGACGCAAATACAGGTGGTGGCGGTAGCGGAGGCCGAAACAGGCAGGCAAGTCAAACCGCTAAAGCCGGTGGCAACGGTGCCGCTGGAATCGTAATCGTGGAGTTGTACGCATGAGATGGGCACTGGTTGATGCTGACGGTTTGGTTGTGAACGCCATCGTGTGGGACGGTCAAACCGATTACACGCCCGCCGATGGGTTGACCGTTGTCGCTATTCCTGATGGTGTTGGTGTTGGTCCCGGCTGGACGTACACCGGCAGCGAATGGATCGCACCACCACCCGAACCCGACGAGGACTGACGATGGCACGGCTGTACGAGTCGTCCACCGACTACGAAGAAAACGTAACCTACGCAGGCGACACCCTCGCCTCCGACCGGTACGACTCCGAAGCCGACTACGACCGCATCACCGTCACCTACGAAGGTGTTGTCAGCGACACCCCACAAGGGTACGCCTCCACCTCAACCACCTACAACGCCCTCACATCGTCGTACAACGGCTCCAAAACGGTTGACCGGACCGCCACAGGCGCCGGCACCGGAGCATCCGTCACCGTCCAACTGACCGTCCACCCACGCACCAGCAGCTCCAACGGTACAGGCGGGTCAACGTCGACTGGTGTTCGCATCGTCCC